TGTCTAAAAAGGCTAGGGATAAGTATAAAATAGCCAAGATTGAAAGGGGTGTTGCAAGACCAAAGAGTGTTTGGTTAGAACATATAATACCTGTCAGAGAAAGAGTTAAGAAGATGGTTGATATGTATTTGTGGAAAGGTTGGAAAGATAGAGAAAAGATAGAGGAGTTTGTAGAAAACACTTTCTACGCGGTGTACAAGTTAACATCAGAAAAAGATATAGAAGAATACGATGCAGAAGAATTAATATTGGAAGACTTCAGAACAAACGAAAAGATAAAATACTTCAATGAATATACTCCTAAAAGATAAATCCGATTTAGTCGGTGTTGAGGATTACATCCCTAATGCCTACATACTCGGAGCGATGGAGAAATCAGACCACATACCTGTAAATGATATCAAAGTCATATCAACCAAGTTCAGTAAGGTAGGTAAGACCACATTGGAAAAATATCCAAACTTAGAATGGGTTGTGTATCGTGGTCATGGAACTGATAGCATTAATTTGGACTTATGTAAAAAATATAACGTAGGTGTCATAACTACTAATCCAAAGGCAGAAACAGAGAGTTGTGCACAATGGATGTATGATAAGATAGAATATACTGGCAATACTGTTATATTTGGTAATGGTGTAATTAGTCAGAGATTACAAATGATAATGGATACACCGTATCATGTGGTTGATACAAAAACACCAAGTAAAAATATAAGGAATTGGCTACAAGATGTCGATTTAGTTAATGTCGTGTCATGTGTACCATTGACTAAACAAACTGAAAATATGTTTAATTATGACTTGTTTTCTTCATCAACTTGTTGTATATTTGTAAGTATAAGTCGTGCAAAATGCCATGACAACGAATCATTATTACGATTGATAAATGAATACAAGATTCAAGAAATGCACATAGATACTTTAGGTACTGAATACAGGGATGAATTATTGAAAACCAATAAGGTACATTATTATAAACATACTTCGTGGGAATATATTGATATAGAAAACCTTAATATATATACCGCACATAGTGATTTAAAAGATATACTTGATAGTTGTTTAATCAATGATGTAGAAAACCCAGTATTAGCCAGAACAAATAGTGAATTTTTCTAATGGACTATAAAGAGATATCTAAACTTTTTATTGAATACGATGGGGATGTTCAGATAAATCCATTTGCAAAGATGCATTGGGGTATATTGAAAACAGAGGACGAGAGTGGTAAACTATATGTTGATGAAAATAAGAACTATGCTATAGTATCTTCCCTAGCTAAGAGTAATAGGAATATCAGAGATTTCTCTACATCTATTGTTGGTCATATAAAGAAGGGTGATGTCGTTGTCAAAAGGTTTTTTTATAAAGATGGTTACAAAGAAGATTTAGTTAATCATATCAAACGGATGAGAACTCAAGGTAGTATATTTGATTCAAAACGGGATGTTTGGTTCACCCACATAAACATGGAACATCCAGGTGATAAGGTAATACCTGAATCATTTGGTTCAACTTGGTTGTCATCAAAGATTGATGCAGTTTGTGCCGAAGTAAGGGGAATATATTATAGTGGGAAACTACAACAACAAGGGTTGGATGAATATGAAGATATTTGTTGTTGTAAATTTGACTATCCTTACATTGACGGATTAGATGATTTTGCCATAGAGTTTGACGAATATGTTGGTGATGGTTGGGGCATAGCAGACCATCAAAAATCTTATGGTGGTAAAGATAAAACTTGGACAAGTATAGAAATCATTCCATTGGTTGTAACTTACGGTACAGGTAAAGCCAAACAAGGTCAACGGGGTGAATTAAACGAAGAGTATGTAAAAAGATTTCCAATTATCGAAAACATAATTAATGCTATGACTTCATTTGATGATTGTCTTTGGTTAGCCGTGGCAAAGGTATCTCCAGAAAAAGGGATAATAACCAGACACAGTGATAAAGGTATTGACAAAGCAAATGCAGGTGTTCAAGTAGGTAAAACTTCAAGGATCCATTACCCATTGAAAACTAATGATGATGCTTATTTTGAACTACAAGACTTACAGGGGAATACCAATAAATATCATATGAAACAAGGTGAGTACTGGTATATGGATAAGAGAAAACCCCACGCCGTATATAATCACGGGAATAGTTTCAGATATCATATGATTTTTGATACTAAAATTACCTATGATATATTGGAGAAAATAATATGGGATTAAATTACAATACACCATTGGAAACTTATCAACTCAAAGGTACAACCGTTTGGGTTAAACGAGATGATTTACATAATGGGGATTTAGATTTACCACCGTGGGCTAAAATAGATGGTGTTAGACAATTATTGACAAGTGATATTATAGATAAGAATAAACCAGTAGTACATTTAACTGTTAGAGGTTCGTATACTGGATGGGTTCTTGGTCATTATGGTAAGGAACTTGGATACGATATAAAAATAGCTTATGGTAATTCTAAAAACTACCCAAGAGAATCACTTGATAGAATTGAATCTTATGGTGCAGAACTTGTACCCATCAGACCAAATATGATGAAGATTGTCTATAACTCTATGAAGAAGATGGCCGATGAAAAGGGTTGGCAAAGACTACCTTACGCATTTGACCATCCAATTTATCATGAGTATTGGAGAAATAAGACAAAACTATTTTTTGAAAGCGAATATGATTTTGACAATTTAGTTTTTCTTGGTGGAAGTGGTGTTACTGGCGTAGGTATGATAAAAGGATTTCTTGACCTTGATAACTTTCCTATGAAAAAGAAAGTATATGTTGTCTCGACATCTACCGTATCAACCGTTACTAATAAATTAAAACAATGGGAATCATATTTCCCTAACAATATCATTATCAATGATACACCATATGATTTTTATGATGAAATGAATTTTTATGAAACGCCATTTCCTTGCAATCCTAATTGGGATAAAAAGGCTTGGTGGTGGTTAGATAATAATATAGATAAACTAAATGGCAAAACGTTATTTTGGAACATAGGAGCGTAAAATGAAAGAACTGACACCAGAACAAATAAAAGATAATTGGGATAATTTAATCCAAATTATAAAAGATACATTCGAAGAAGGAAGTGAACGGAGAGAAAAACTTCTCAATATGTATCATTACTTTGAAGAACGAATGTGTATGGCACCAGCTAGTGGTAGAGAACACTTCCATAATGCTCACGCTGGTGGGTATGTGGAACACGTTATACACGTAACTACTTCAGCACTACAGATTAAAGAAGTATGGGAGAAGAATGGAGCCAGTATTGACTTCACGAATGAAGAATTGGTATTTGCTGCTCTACATCATGACTTAGGTAAGGTTGGTGATTTAGCCGAGGATTACTACACACCAAATGATTCCGACTGGCATCGGAAAAATCAAGGATTGATATATAAACATAATCCTAACTTACAGTTCATGACCGTAACTGATAGGGCATTGTTTTTACTTCAACACTTTGGTGTCGTCATGACAGACAATGAGTACATTGGGTTAAGATTGACAGACGGATTATATGAAGAAGCAAACAAGAGTTATTATATTGCTTATCAAAAAGAAAGACAACTGAGAACCAATATCGCCTATATACTTCATCAGGCTGATATGATGGCAACACACATTGAGTATGACTTTTGGAAACGTGGTGATTATGCTATCAAAGAAGTAAAGAAAGAAGAAGTCAAAGTCAAGACCGAACAATCAAATGCTGCTAATCAGGCATTCAAAGAGTTATTTGGGGAGTAAATAATGTACTTAACTTACTTTAATAAGTTTCTTTATCAAGTTCCTTATCTTCACATTGACGAGAAAGAATGGTCTTACATCAAAGAGACATTCGAGAAAGATGATGTAAGAGAAAGTCTGGCAAAAGTCGCCATGACTTATCCACCACCATATCAAGAGATAAGTCAAAATGATTGTAGGAAGGATTTCAATAATTTAAAAAAGACTTGGGTTTATGATTTACTGAAAGAAGGTGAATGGTTTGCCCGTACTGAAACTTCTTATGACTGGCCCATTACTTATAAAGGTTCACAATGGTATATCAAAAGAAACAATAACGGAAACAAATCAAGTAATTTCTTCCAACAAGAAAACAGATGGTCAGTTGATGGAACTATTTCACCAGGCCCATTACGGACTTGGGGTGAAGAGAAATTTATGACTTCATTGATGGGTGCGGCCTATACTTTGAAAATGAAGAAGATTGACAAATCTACATTGAGAACTATGTTAGGGTTGAGAAAATACATTTGTAGTCAATTTAAACCCAACGCGGCCAAGGCCCTGTATGATTACTTTAATGTCAAGAACGTATTGGATTTCTCTGCAGGTTGGGGTGATAGGTTAGCTGGGTTTTATGCCAGTATGAATACGGAACTATATGTTGGAGTTGATCCAAGAAAAGAGAATCATCCCTTATATGAAAAACAAGCTCGATATTATGATAATCATTTAACTTTCTTCGAAACTCCAAAGAAAACTGCATTTCATTGTGATGCCGCCGAGGACTTTGATTTTGACCAATACTACGATACTTTTGATATTATCTTTACTTCACCACCTTATTTTAATGTAGAGCGTTATAGTCACGATGATACACAAAGTTGGGTAAGGTATAAAGACATAGATACTTGGAATACTCAATTTTTACATAAGGCGATAGACAATATGTGGCCCACCTTAAAAAGTGGTGGTAAACTATGTATCAATATATCTGATGTAAATGCCAGTTCTAAAGGTGGTAAAAAGTGGCAACAAATATGTGATCCCATGAATGATTTTATAGATGAATACAAGGATTCAGATTACTTGGGTTGTATTGGTATGGAGATGGCGACAAGACCAAATTCAATAGGAGCTGGAACTGCCGTAGTTTCGGGTGAGTCTAACAGACTACCAGAAATGATAAAGGAATTTAATGGTAAATTCTGTGAACCAGTTTGGATATGGGAAAAGAAGTAGCAGAACTATTTAAAAAGTTCTATGGTATGGAGCCGTATCTTTTCATTAATGAAGATGAGTGGCAACATATTATCACGACCTACGAGAAGGACGAAGTAGTAGATGAGTTAGCAAAGTGCTTACATACCTATCCATGTCCGATACCAGAGATTACAGAACAAGAAACCCTAAAGAGTCTGAAAAAACTAAAAGGCGTTCAATGGAATGACTTACTGATTAACGATAGTTGGTTTCCAAGAAATGAACGTAAGTCTAAATGGTCATTGAGTGATGACTATTTCAAACGAGACAACTCTGGCAATAATGCTTCCAATGGATTTCATATTCATAATAGATGGAAAGTTGATTGGACAAGAACACCGAGTGGATGGAGAACATGGCAGACCGTAAAGGGTATCAAGACTATCGTTAGAGCCTTTTGGAGTTTAGAACAAGTATTAACTAAGGTAGATTTACAGAGTATTAGAATGGCTACTACATTGAGAAAGTATGTGGCATCACAATTCAAACCAAGTATTGCCAAGGCTTTCTATGACTACTATGGTAGTGAGAATGTATTGGACTTTAGTGCCGGTTGGGGTGATAGGTTAGCTGGATTCTATGCGAGTGAGAAAGGTAAACATTATGTTGGTATTGACCCGAATCTAAATAACCACGATGGATATAGAAAACAAGTTGAGTTCTACAAGAAACACCAATCATTCTTTGAACATGACAGAGAGGTTGATTTAATACCATCTCCAGCAGAGGATGTTGATTTTACTAAATATCATAACCACTTTGATACCGTCTTTACATCACCACCATATTTTGATGTTGAAAGATATAGTCACGATGATACACAGAGTTGGGTAAGGTATAAGAATATTGATAGTTGGAATAAGAACTTCCTACATAAAACATTGGAGAAGATAATACCAACTATTAAATCGGGTGGAATACTTGCTGTCAATATAGCTGATGTATATAATCCAAAGACTAAGGATTATTTTGATATATGTAATCCAATGAATGACTTTATCAAATCACAGGGAATGTTATATCGTGGTTGTATAGGGATGGAGATGACTAAACGATTTAATTCAGGTGGAGCTGGTAATGCCAAGAGTGAATATTTTGAAGAGCATTTAAAAGAAAATACCAAAGATACAAAAGATGTAGCCTTTGGAGAACCAATTTGGATATGGAAAAAGAAATAAATAATTTGTATTTCCCATGTAGGAAAATATAATGTTAAATATATGAATTTATATTTATAGGTATGAATGGACAAGATAAAAAAGATTTGAATGTCATTTTAGAGCAGATGAGACAAGCCGACAAAGATAGAGAACAGATGCACACAGACATTAAATTCATTAAGGAAAATCTATTCAATCCACATGAAGGGTTATGGGCTGAAACAAAACTCAACAGCCAATTCAGAGAAAATACAACAAAATGGCGTGGTGTCATTGGTGTTGGTTTCATAGGTCTAATCATAGACAAAGTTTGGTCAGTATTTAATTAAAGAAAAAGCTTGACTTTATCATTTTTTCTTCGTATATTCATATATGAGAAAAAGGGAAAAAACGATGACTTGTCAAAAATGTAAAAAAATCAAGGCAGTAGTTAATCACAATGGTGGTAAATATTGTACTTGGTATTGTGCTAAAAAAAGTTGAAAATAATCAAAATAATGCTTGACTTATATAGTATTTTAGTGTTATATTTAGGTGAAATGGGAAACAAAGGAAAAACAATCAAATGAGTAAATATTCAGATTTTTGGTTTGATAGACAAACTGAAGTTAATGACTTTCTTGCCACTATCGGTAAGGATGATGATGATTATGAAAAACCAAAACCCAAAAAAGATCATATGGGTTTGGCTGGTCATAAAAGAGCAATCGGTAATTTTGTTCGTATCGTAAGTGGGGAAAATATTCCTGTTAAATTTATGACTCGTGGAGATTCATTTACTGATGGTAAAACCGTTACTATCAGTTCAAGAATTACTGAAAAAAACTTTGATGAGACCGTTGGTTTGGCTCTTCATGAAGGTTCTCATATTGCTTATAGTGATTTTGAAGTATTCAAAGAAGTGAGAAATCTAACTAAAATACGTAATTGGGATTTAACTTCCCACCCCAAAAGAATGGAATTTCTTCGTGGGATGATTAACTACATTGAAGATAGACGAGTTGATACAATCGTGTTCAAATCATCACCTGGCTACAAAGGTTATTATCACACTTTGTACTCCAAGTTCTTCAATCATAAGAAAATGGGAAAAGGTTTGAAATCAACAATGTATCGCGAGATTGATTTTGATTCTTATATGTTCAGAATTGTTAATTTCACTAATCCCGATACTGATTTAAATGCTCTTCCAAGACTATTAGACATTTATCGTTTGATTGATATGAAAGACATCTCAAGACTAAAATCTACTGATGATGCCATTGAAGTGGCAAAGTCTGTTTGTGATGTTGTTTTCAAACTCGTGGATGAAAATAAAGGTGCCGGAAAACAAAAAGGTGAAGATGGAGAAGATTCGGAAAGTGAAGAAGAAAATGGTAGTTCATCAAATAACGGTGGTAATGGAACTGAAGTAGATAGTGGTGATAAAGAAATGACTCCTGAAGATGGAGAAGCTACTGAAGGTGAAGAAATATCAGACTCTATGAGAAAATCTGTTGAGAGTATTTACAAAAAAACTAAAGAGTTACTTGATGGTAAGTCTCCAAAATCTAAGATGACTAAAAATGACAAGAAGATTGTTGATGCTCTTGGTAATAGTAATTCAGAGTTAATTGAAGTCGGTGGTACTGGAGGTCTTGATAAAACCAAAGTAGTGGTTGTTCCTGACTTAACTCAGGCTTTGATTGATTCAAGTGCTTTTCACTTCCTTTACGCCCGTTCTTATAGTTATAGTACAAATAAAGAAGATGCCATTAATGATGGTCTTCGTTTGGGTGCTATCTTGGGTAAGAAACTCAAAGTTCGTGGTGAAGAGAAAGATTTGATTTACACTCGTCAAACAAGTGGTAAAATCAATAAGAGATTGATTGCCGAGTTAGGGTTTGATAATGGTAATGTCTTTAGTCAAGTCTTTACTGAAAGATATAACAAAGCTAATCTACATATTTCGATTGATGCCAGCGGTAGTATGCATGGTAACAAATTACAGAAATCAATCACTTCGGCTGTTGCGATGGTCAAGGCTGCTGAGATGGCTGGAAACATTCACGTGGTGGTTAGTTTTCGTTGGACTCAAGATGACAAACCAGTAGTTATCATTTGTTATGATTCTCGGAAAGATAAGATAACCAAGATAAAGAAATTGTGGAAATACATTAATGCCGGTGGTACTACACCAGAGTCACTATGTTATGAGGCTTTGATGAAAAAATGGTTAGGTGGTGTAAATGGTGATGATAACTACTTTATCAATTACTCCGATGGCGCTCCGTGGTTCAGTAATAATGAGATTTATTATAGTGGTACTTGTGCTGAAAAACACACTCGTAAAATGGTCAAGATGATGAAGAACAATGGAATTAAGATTTCAAGTTATTTCATTAATGAAGGTAACTATGGTTATGGAGATGATAAAAATGTTTTCACCCGTATGTATGGTAAGGATGCCAGTTTCATCAACCCGACAAACATGATGGAAGTTGCCAAGTCAATGAATTCAAAGTTCTTGGAGAAATAAGAATGAAGAAACAAAAGAAAAGTCGTAAAATAAAAAGGACACCAGAAAAACTGCAGGAATTGTATATGATGCAGAAAAGGTGTATGGAAAGGAATTCGAAATGAACATACCAGAAAAAACAAAAAATGTGTTGTGGGGATTAGTCTTTATAACCATTATGTATTTTTGTACGGTTATGATGTTTATCCTTGATGGAGCACCATTTCATTAAAAATGACTAATAAAGAAAAAAAACATAAACCTAAACTGAAGAAGTTACAGGGTTTAATGATATCTTGGGCTGAACATCAGGTAGATGGTAAGAAGAGAGATTTACCTAAAAATTGGGAACCCGATTTTAAGTATCTTCTGCAGTTAGAAAATTGTTTTCATTTGACCAGACACGAGATGCAAAAGTGTAATGAAATATATAAATACTATGGTGACCCGAAAGGTATATTGAGGAACGTGAGATGATTAATGAGTGTGTAGGGAATTTTTTTTGGGTTATCATATATATACATCTATTTATTAATAAGGAGTTATTATGGTAGACTTTGGCAAAATGATAGATAAATTGATTGAAATCAGCACGACTCAAGACATGAGTCAAGAAGTTCAATTCAAATTAGACGAAGTTATAGAAGAGTTAATTCATCTGGAGATTGATAAGAATGGTAACGTGGTGCCGAATTTTAGTGATTTAAGTCCCGAGGAATTGGAAGAAATCAAATTATTCGAGATGTTCGTGCGTGATGTCATGGATGATAAATTAGCAATGGCGTGATTTTCCAAAGGAAAATGAAGTGATTAAAATTAAACACAAGGATTTGGATAAAATCTTACTCGTGATGAAATACATGATGGACGAGAGGCCGGACTTGAATGAAAAATTAATGGATTTTTATTGTTATTTACACGAGATGAAATCGATTCCCACGAATGATTCTACGAATGATTTAAAAAGAGTCACCGTAGATGAAAGCGACAGCGTAGATATGAGTTTAGATGAAATGATATGGGATTTAGGTATGAATTTACCATCGTGGGATAATGATTCTACGAATGGAAATAACTCATCAGGAAAGACAAGATGAAACGAAATGATTTTCCAAAAGAAAATAACGTACATAAAATATACATGAATGACAAGCAAGTAGAGTTTTTAATCAAGTGTATTGATATAAGTCAATCGAGTGAAATGATTAAACCCGAGAAAAGTGAAGTGGAAATCATTCGTGAGTTAAGTGAATTAAACGAAGACATTCAAAATACTAAATTGGGTGATACGATTTACTACGATTTAAATTAAATCAAACGATTTGAACTAATCATTTTGGAAACAAAATAAAACAAAAGAGGTTATGAATCGGAGTAGTATTAATGACAAAAAGAAATCCATGTTCGTTTTTAAAAGAATATATGAATCAACAAGGCTATATAGTACAGGAATGGCAACGAGGATATGTACAAGATCGACAAGTAAAGAATCAATTATATTTAATCAGCCCTGGCGTGGGTGGTGAATTAGACGAGAGATGGTATACTTATGAAGATGTAAAACTCTTGAAAGACCATTGGACAAACAGACGACCACCCGTGAGTAAGAAATCATTTTGGAAGAGAGCGAAATGAAAAAACTAATAAAAAATATATTGAATGATGTATCTAAAACTCAAGTTAATTTAGAATCAGAAGCAGCTCAAGACATGATTGTGAATTTAATCATGGATGGGATTAAGAGTAATAAGGGATGGTTTTTAGACTTAGGTACTCATGGTAAAGATAAAGATAAAGATACGGCTGGCTATCCTATTAAAAAGATAAATGATTATTTAGTACGAGATATAGATGAAATCCAAATGATTGATCAAGAAAAACTCTATACTATCGTGGAGAATTTAGGATGGGATGCACGAGATAAGAAACAAATGATAATTGGTAAAATCACGGAAAGTCAATACGCGAGTCTAATAGACTAAATGGTTAGTATTCTTTCAGAAAGAGATTGGAGAAAAATAGCACTCTTGTTAATATTGAGTATTGTTGGTTGCACAAGTATTCGATTCCCAAGAGGAATTCAAGAGAATATTGATTTAAATAAACCCAATCGTACTAAAGAGTATAAATTAATTGACTTTAATGGAATAAATCATCTATATAAGGATAATTTAAATAACGTAGTGTTCCCAAGACATAATAAATTGTTAACTCAATACTGCAGACTCCATAAGACCTGGGAGGATATACAAGCTAGATGGAGTCAAGACAAGCTAAGTGAGCCTGGGAATTATCGATACAATTACTTCGTTAAGGAGAATACAAAATGATTTATTATATATTATTCAATCAAGAGAAAACTATTGATGATATTTGGGATGAGAATCAACTAGGGGAGAGTTCGTTTGGAATCTTTTACACAGGTAAGGGTATGGATAGATTAAGACATATGATTGAAAAATTTCCAAGTGCACTACAAAGTATAGCAATACTGGATGAGAAGAATCACTCATACACGGTGGTAGAATTCTTAGAACTCTTGAGTAATTGGAAGATTAAACAACACTAAGAAGTGAATAAAAAATTAACAAAATATAGTTTAAAATATAGTTATTTAAAGCTAGAACAAGAAGATATAGAGGATGAGTTTAATAAGTTTAAAATTGATTTTGATAAAATATTTGGTAAGTATTTTGGGAAACCAAAGGATAAATGGATAAATGAAGAAACTGGCGAAATAACAGAATCAATACATAAACCAGTTGATTCTCCGAATGATAGCACGAATGATAGCACGAATGATATTTATAAAAATAGTAAAGATATTAAAAAACTATATAATGAACTGAGCATTAAGACTCATCCTGATAAAGGTGGGAAAAAGGCTCACTTCCAACGAATCAGTAAAGCCTATAAGGATGGATTTATAATCGAATTAATTTATTTTGCTCAACGATATGATTGTAATATTGACTTAAATTATTTAGATGAAAAACTCGTAATAAACAATATAGAAGAAATTGAAAAGAAACAAGTATTAATAAAAAATTCTCTGGTATGGCAATGGTCTAAAGGAAATCTAGATATGAAATCATCTATTGTGAAGCAAATTGAAGATTTGACGGGATGTGAAATAATGGATAAAGTTATAGAATATCTTTAAAACACTATAATATAATTTATAAAACACAATAAGTGGTGTCAAGTGGGGAATAATGGGTAATTATTCCTTTTTTATTATAATGATGAAATCGAAATACATATATTTGTAATATACAAAGATAGCAAAATAATACTACGCACACACCCTTCGATTATATTTTTTTATGGGGTATTTTGTCTTTTTTGCTTGTTTTTCTCGTTATTTAGTGGTATATTCGAGCATTCAACCACAAGTTAGTGCTTTGGATTCATTACTGAAGTGGTTAGTATTACTACCCATTTGAATGAAAATAAATCAATATAATTCAATATAATGCTTGACTTTATCAATTATTATGTGTATATTTAGGTGTTATGAGAGATGAATGGTGCTGGATGGGAGTTCGAGTCTCCCTCATCTCTAAACAAGGAATGACGCTCTTAACGTTGGATTAATCATCCTTCGGAGTAATGGAGTCAAAGAGACAAAGAATTGATGATTTGAGTTTCGTTTGGATGGCTGTTGGGTTCAAATCCCTTCCATTCCCCTAAAAAAAAAGGTGGTGGTATTCCACTATTGGAGCGGGCGTTGTTTCCCGAGTTACTACCACCACCTATCCTCTTTAATTAATCAATATAATTCAAAATAATGCTTGACTTTAACGATTATTATGTGTATATTCAACTATGACAAAAAGGGATAAAACAATGAAAAAGATAAAAATCAACTATAATGACTTCATCTGCAATCGGGCATATAAATATAGAGATGTCGAAAATTCTAATTTAGACGATCTTGTAAAAGAAGTTCGGTACGGAGATGATACTTCAGAATGGGTGCTAGAAAACATCGGATCTGACGTATCATCTCTTGATGAAGTATTTACACCACCTGCTGGTTTTACTGAGTCAAGTTCTTTTGATCCAGAAGATGATTACAATTTTTAAAAGGAAATAAACCCAAAATAATCGAAAATAATGCTTGACTTGTATAGGTATTTAGTGTTATATTTGGGTGTTAGGGAAAGAAATCAACAAAAAGGAAAAAAACAGAATGAAATCAAAACCAATTAAACCACCAGTCGGAACCATCGTCAAGATAGAGATGTCTGGTAATCGTTTTAACGCTTTCGACAAAGATGGTAATAAATGGACTCATTCCATTATAACCAGTACTCGGAAGTCAACTTATAAA